TATAAGTAAGAAAGAAGCTCGAAAGAAAACAGGACCAAAGACAGATAAGTGGTCTACAACTGCATCAGGGAAGAAAAGGAAATAACTATGCCATACAAAAAAGGAAAAGTTAAGCCATACGAGTCTAAGACTAAGACTCCAATGAAACCTAAGAAGAAGCCAATGAAAAAGAAGAAGAAGTAATAAAGTTAAAGCCCCAAGGAGAAATCCAAGGGGCTTTTCTTTTAGTGTTAGGTAGACTCAGGCCACCTATAACATACATAACCTTTAACTATATAACCATTAGTCTCTACAAACTTGAATCCATCAGGCATTGTACTGAGGCATCTCTCCTCTGAATCTAGTACCTCAGGAAAAGCTACCGATACACAAGTTAGATTAGTTGTACAGGCAAGTATTATTGCTGAAAACATACTATGGACCTCCTTCCATTTCTTTGATTAGTCTAGCTAAGTACCACTGTGCTTTCTTTAGGTCTTCTAGGCAATTACCCTTGTACCTGTACCTGTGCAAATACTTCTTGACGTTACCCTCTAAGTATCCCATGAACATCATATAATCCATGTTGTCTTTCAGGTAGTCAATACATTCTATCTGACCATTACCGTAGTGTGCAGGTTTGTTTACTACATCTTCTGTCATCTCAGTCTCCACTTCAAATAAATAATACGTAGTGTCTGGTAGGCTGTAAGAGTAGGCCACATAATACAGAACATTAATACGTTTATCTCTTCATACGTAATATTAAGAATATCTGATAGCCAAACGAGAAACAAAACACAAGCATCAAAGATGTTATCTACCAATTCTATACCACTTCCAGCCATTGTAACCCCACTCGTTATTGTTTCTGTTTGTATCATTAGAGAGTTATCAACTCAGCTTTTGTATATGGGATGTGGAAGAACTTCTCACCTTTGACTATGTACCTACCCTTGGCTTCCTTCAGGCTTTCGTCAGTCAACAGAGTATCCTTGATGCGCCATGCTTGTTTGAAGTCAGGTCTAAAGATGTAGAAGTTAAGTACACCATCCTTATGTTTCTCCTTCAGTCTCTTCTTTCGTTCAGGTAGACGAACCTCAGCCCAGTGTGTAGGCCAGTCACCTTTCCATGCTGTCTTAACCTCTGCCTCGTTGTAGTATGTGAGGCCGTTCTTCTCTGAGACTACATCTACGTTGTAGTTCTCTTCGTTGTTTACGATGGTGTGACCATTGCTACTAAGATAACCTGCTAAGGCTTTACGGGCTGGTTCATCATAGGCTTCATACAAAGCCTTACTGAATGGCCTCTTTACCATGTTCATACTGGTACTCCATCAATTATATCTAGGAACTCTCTTAGATCAGTGTATCCCCCGATGTGTGTCCCATCAGATGAGAAGATTTGAGGTACAGTCTTGAAGTCTGCTTCCTTCATCAAGGAGAGTACCCACCTAGAACTATCTGTCTCTATATTGTACTCAACGTAACTTATTTCAGCCCCTTTCAAGAGAGCCTTGGCAGTATCACAGAAACTACATTGGTTACGAGTTAATATTGTGTACATGTTTAGTATCCTTGGTTAAGTGAGCAGTTTAGACACATGCTCAGGTGTAGATTATTTATGTTAACATGTCAATGAGAATTGTCACAGCCACTGTTATTGCTAATAGTTCAAACATGTTTTCTCCTTTCTTATATTAGGTCTACGATTTCACAACTATCTCCAGAACAAGCCAAGGTTTGGCTACCTGCCGTATTGTCTTCATTCTCATACTCCGATAACTTAGACCAGTCAATCCTTGTAGGCATAACAGATGTCAACATATCGTAGTCTGACTTACCACACTCTTGATAAGGTGCTTGCTGGTAGGTGTGCTCATGGTAAGGCAAGAAGGATACACCTGACATCTCATCAAAGTGTTTGTACACGAATGCACCTACCTCAAACCATTCATCCTTCTTGACGTTGATTGTTACAGAGGGTTTATGTTCACACCAGTTACGTTGGTAGGCAAGCCACATCTCAAGTTGTTCTACGGCTGTCATATCAGCTGTGACTACAGCCCCTTCAGGAGCCTTCTGTGGGAAACTAAACACAGTCGTAGTATCAGGTTTACCTCTTTCGGGTTCATTAGGTATACCTTGATCCTTCATAAACTGTGTCACTGGGTCTTTGTTGTCACCTCTGACGGTACGGATGTAGTAACGAGAGTGACGAGCATGGATACCACTTGCTGAGTCAACGAGTTGGGAGACTGTTCCTGATGGCTTAACACAGGTGACAGCAGCAGATACAGGGATACCAAGTTTAGCAGCCCACTCGGCATTAGTATCAACAGCAACTTGTTTAAGGTGTGTTAGTGTCTTACTCAATCCTTTGTTCTTCAAAGTCATCAGAGGATTGTCCATGATACCTGTCAGGGAGACACCAAGCAGACGTTCTTCTGCTGTGTTATCTGTCCACTGTTTACGTAGATAAGGAAACTTAGTGTAGGTTGATTGGATCGTACCTAAAATAGTAGCTAGACGTACCTTCTCCTCTAGTGTCTCAAGAGTATCTGTTGCTCGTACTACACACTCGGTTAAGTTACAGAACTGTGATGGACGTAGGATAATCTCAGAGCATGGGTTGGTCCCGAACTCGTAGTTAGGATCACGGCGTCCATTCTTAGCTGCCTGTGCCTTAGATGCCTCACGATTAAAGATACCTCGTTCACCACTACCACTCTCAACCAAGGCCATCCACTCTCGCATGAATGAAACAGCATCAGGTTTTTTAGTATAAGCCACGGAGTTGTTAGCTAGTGTTCGTTGACCTTCACGTACAATACCTAAAGCTGGGTCATCCCACCATTCACCTGACTTAGCATGACGCATACGGTCATCACTTAGGTCAGACAAAGAGATCATAGCTGATCGACGTACACCTCCTACAACAACTACCTCACCAATCTTACACATGATGTCATGACACTCAATAGACTCTAGTTTACGGCCCTGTGCTTCCTTGAAGGTACGGACAGTAAAGTTAAATAGATCAACCAAAGGTGCTGGACCTGAAGCACGTCCACCGAATGTCTTGAGTGGAGCACCAGCTGGACGAACCTTAGATACATCCCATGTAGGGATTTCACCACTGTACAGGAGTGCAATCAATTGACGAAGAGCCTTAGCCCAACCTTCCTTACTGTCCTTAACGACGATGTTAGTCTCACTGTCGAACAACTCAGGGACTTCAGGGAGCTTAGTAACGGACTGACTCTCGACGGAGAAGCCAACACCAGTACCACAGAGCAAGATAAACATAGCCTCATCGAAGGATTTAAGGTCATCTACGGCTAGGTAACTACAGTTGTACATGCATGTGTTGTCTCGGTCAGCAGCTGGGCCAGCAGTCATAAGTGAACGCATGGAAGGCATTACCTCAAGGCCAAGGATAGCTTGCTCTAGTTTGTACTTAGTGTCTGGGTCAACCATGTCTCGGATAATATTGACTGAGAAACGTGTGACAGTATCGTCCCATGACTCACGTCCTGTATCGTCGTAGTACTTGGCATACCGTGACTTATGAATGAAAGACTGGTAGTCTGTTGGCAGGTGGTTGTTCATCTGTTATCTCCTGATCCTTGAAGGACACCACGGGATGCCCTGTCCTCTAGCTTGTCTACGTTTCTATGTATGACTTCTTGAAGATCACTACCAAAGTAATTAGCTATTGCTGTATCGTAGAAGAGGACATCACCTAGTTCATTTACGATTTCTCCCTTCTTGATAGTGGAGCCATCACGGATCATCTTCTTGACCTTCTCTGCTACCTCACCTGCTTCACCTACTAGACCGAGTACATTCTCAATCAATCTAGTCTCACCCTTTGTTAGTATCTTACCCTCAACAAAAGCAGAGTATTCTAAGGCAGAGACATCACTCCCTTTAAAGGCATCAATATCGTCTTGGCTAATCATCCTTCTTCAATCCTTTTCCATTCTTTTATTTCTTCATCTAGGTTTATGTAGTCATCAAAGTCTATAAGCCCTTCGTCCAGTAAGAACTTAACTACGTACTCTTCTGTTATTTCATTCTCTTCTAGTAGATGCATTAGACCGTAGTTTTCTACTAAGGCTTTTAATTTAGATTCGAAGTCAAACATTTGTACTCAATCTCCACAGGTTCAGGGCTACGGTTAATTGTGTGGGTGTCTTTGTATGCCTCAGAAAAGCTAGAGTAGTAAACGTCTACCTCTGCCCAAGAGTTATCTGGAAACAAACCAAGACAAATATTATAGCACATTCCATCTTCTTCTTCAAATGGTCCTTCTATAAATTTGTGTATTTTTATTGTTGTCATTTGAGCCACTCCTCAGGAATTAGTTTATCAGCATAAAGGAATCCGTTTTTGTCACACCACATTCCATAAGTTGTCTTCGATCCTTTGTTGATCTTAGCCCTAGAGTTGCTGAATACAAAACGAATGTCAAGTTTTGGATACTGTTTCTTTATTAAAAAATGTTTCTTTCTATCAGCTAGAATAAACCTACCTTTAGTTTCTATGATGACTCCATTAGGTAACTCGAAGTCAGGTGTGTAGGTTCTAAACTCATGTACTTCATACCTGATCTTAAACTTTTCATACTTAAAGGGAATTGATAACTCCTGAAGTTGTTTAGAGACTCTGTCCTCAAGGCCAGACCGATAGCCATACTTGATACCATACTTTTTAGAACTCATTTCGATCCACCTCAAATGCTCTCGGCTCAGAGACTACATCAACCAAGTGAACTGGTCCTGTGCTGTACAAGAAGGTACGAGCCTCAGGCCAGCAGATACGATTGAACTCACAGTAATTACAAGAGATAGATAACTTAGTATTAGGGCTAGTCTTTGACTGAGGTATTGGAGCTATACGATCCTCAGGGATAGGACCAGTCACCATCTCTTTTGTTTCCGACATCTCTTGTTCTTTAGTCTTTAACTCTTCCGTAAAGTCATAGACATCTAGGCAGATGTGTCCGTTTACTTTGTCAATAACTAGGAAGGCTCCAGCTGTCTTGTTGGTAACCAGAGGATCATCCTTAGCTGCATACACATAGGACGATAGCTGAGAGATGTAACCAAAGGGATCATCATTTCGTAGGTTACCTTCCTTGAACTTCTTGAAGGCAAAGGGAGAGGCTGACTTAACGTCTACAGTCATACCATCAATCACTGCATCTCTGTGTCCTTTGATACCATGTACACTCAAACGATCCTGTTGACCTTTAACATCATGACCTGCTGCAAGTGCAAGAGTCAGTGCTAACTCTTCGATCATGTCACCAAAGAAGAACTTGAGTAGGCCATTGGGCTGTATCTTCTCAGCATCTTTAGTCTGGTTGATCTTGTACCAGAGTTTACGTTTACATGCTGTACCAATGGAAGACAGGGACAAGTAACCTCGTGGCTCTTGTGGTTTACTGAACCGTTGGTTTGCTACAAGTGCAATCCCTTTACCCATTATTGAACCAAGGGTTCCATCCCAACCACCCTTACCTTCGATCACATTGTACATGTCTTCTACTAATGTTTTAATTTCTTTTGTCATTATTATTCTCCTTCATTAAGTAAAGATTTCCAAGACACAGGGAACAACTCAGCCATCTTCTCACTGATCTGGTCTGCTACTACCCGTGTCTCTGCCTGTGTGTCAGGTGCACAACGGAGCCTACACATGTCAGCCCAAGCATCCAGACTACCTGACCAGTACCATTCTGTCATCAGGCTAGTTGGCAGTACCATACGTGCTTGTTCCTCACAGACACCACGAGATAACAGATAGGTGTACTGTTTAGCTGCCTCTATACCTGCCTGTTCTATAACAGAATCCAACACACTGTCTTCCATGTCATCCCCACTGCCTTGCTTCTTATCCAAGGATGCTTCCCTTAGTTGAGGCTTGTAGAACTCAGGCTTATCTGACACATACCTACGACTGATTTCATTCCAACGTAGGAACTTATGCTTGACTAGCTGCCTAGCTACAAACACTGGAGCCTTGATGTGGAAGGATGCAAAGCAATGTCCGAACGGAGAGATGTGCTTGTGCTTGGCAAGGTACTTAATAAGTTTATGATCCTTCTCCTTCAGCACAGGTGGACCCCACACATCACTCGTATCCATCTCAGATGTCTTACCAAAACTTACCCGTGCTGCGTTAGCAACTGACAGGTCAGTGCCGAGTCGATCAATGTAAGTTACCTCAGTCATCTACCTTTACTCCGACACACTCTAGCATTTGATTCTTATCACTAACCAATACACTTGCATGTTTTAACTGTGCTCTACACAAAGTCTCGTTGGCATGTGTGCTGAGGTGGTGGTAACGAACACCCTGTTCTGGGATAACTATGAACCAGATTAGTAAGAAGATCATCTTTTCTTTTCCTTCTGTGGGTGGACACCCCATTATGGGATGCCCTTTGTTTGTTAGTCTTCTTCAAGAATACTTTTGATTTTCTTCTTTAGGAAGTATATCTCAATTAGCATTGCTGCTAACATACCCAATAAAAAAGCAGTGACTAAATCTAAAAGTACAGAGTCCATCACCAGACCATATCTTTCTCTGCTTCTTCATAAGGTACATGATCAACCACGGCTACCCCTTCAAGACGTACAGACGGTGACTTACCACCTGAGTAGATAGAGACCTTGACTGCAACCTTAGTACCATTACCTAGAGCACCATCAACATCGAAGTCCCAAGGTTTTGATCCTCGGCCTTCAGTCCAGTTAAGGACCTTAGGTGCTCCACCAAAATCTTCGATGCCTGAACTGTGTTTGTTGGGGCGTTTGAGTTTCATACCCTTACGTCCACCAGCAAAGTCAAATTCTTTCACCATCTTATAGTTGTTAGATACTTCTGGAAAGCCAGCTGCCATGAGTTTACCTAATTCATCCTTATCATTTGGAATGAATATACAGTTGTATGAACCCTCGGTAGCTAGATGATACTCACCATCATCCATGTTCTGAGGAAACACACGGGCATAGTATACTTCACCAGTTGCTTCGACGTATTTACTTTTAGACATGCTATTCTCCTATGCTGTCTGTTTGTAGGTGTTAATCTTGTACAGTAAAAGTCAGTGAGTGTCAAGCCAACTTCGTCCTATATCTGTTGATCCAGCTAGAGGACACATGATACCTAACTCAAGTCCGACACTCTCAATGGACTTGCGTTGTATTGCACCTAGTCTCTCAGCCTGATCCTTGGAGCCAAACACTTCTGTCTGCCACTCGTCATGGGGCCAAGTTACTAACTTAAAGTTAATCCTTTCTTTGTTTGCCATACCTATCCATTTACGTGTGGCATGTTTCATTATGGTTGACTCACCGTTCTGTAGCATACCTGCCAGTGTCTTGTGTTCATTAGGAACCTTGACCTTCCGTCCGTCATAACCACGGAAGTACCCTCGTTCTGCAATGGCAGGGACTACAGACTTCTTTAGTTTCTTCAAGCCTGAGATACTTTCCATGAAGTTGTTGACGGCTGCGTTAGCCTGTCTCATATCTGTCTTTAGTATCTGGCTGATCTTGCCTGTACCTGCACCTAGCAGGAAGGCATAGATGAATGTCTTTGCCATGTCCCTAGTGATGTGGGATAGACCAAGAGCTTTGCGATTAAGATTGTGTATGTCTGTTTCATTCTCCTTCTTACCTGTAATGATAGCATCTATGTACTCTTGGCTCTCCATCAGGTCAGCTAATATTCTTAGTTGGATACCCTCAGCATCTGTACCGACTAGGTAGTTACCTTCCTCAACCATCCACAGACCACGTAATGGCCCATCGTACTTAGCCTTCACCTTCTCTACATCAGTCTTGGGTGTGCCGTGGAACTGTGCTGGGATGTTAGCTTGGTTAGGGGCTGAGTGTGATAACCTTCCTGTCCATGCACCAATGTGTGTGAACCTACCGTGGATACGTCCGTCCTCTGCTACACAACCTAGCCACTCCATCAGGCTAGACCTGCGGCCCTCAAGTGTGAGCCACTCAGCTAACGCCTTAGCCCCTGATGGTGCATCAATAGGTAAAGTGTTGAGGTTAGTCTCATTGCACATCCATCCGTAGAACTTAAACTTCTGTTCTCTCTCAGGATCATTCTCTCCATCACGTTCAAAGGCTATGTGTCCCTTGGTCTTATCAACAGGTGACCAGCCAGCTTGCCATAGCCTTTCGATACGGTGTTTGGTTGACGATGGTTTGAATGGTACGTAACTGTAGCACAGTAGTTCTTCACCATCCTTCTTAGTCTTCTCGTACTTCTCTAGTGCATCAGTCACATTCTTATACAGTGAACCATCAGCCTTTAGTCTATACTTAATACGGTTGACCTCGGTAAGTACTGGTGGGAAGTCATGTTGGAACTGTAGTTCTAGTTGATCCATACGTGTGAGTATCTCACCTAAGAACTCTTCAGCCTTGTCCTCGTCAAACTTAAAACCATTAGTCTTCATGTCTTCACATGTGATCTGTATGTCATGTTCAAGACGTAACGATCTAGCCCATGACTTATCAAAGATAACTGGCTTGAACTTGTTGAACAGTTTGACTGTAACCTCTACGTCATTGACGCAGTAGTCAATCATCTCCTGTGTCAGGCCACCCTCGAAGTCTTTGAAGTTACCCTTGTACAGGCCAAGCCGTTTACCCCATGCATCAAGGGAGTGACCACCTTGGATGTTATAGTCTAACATACGGGAGACCACAAGGGTATCGACTACATCCTGAGGCTTGATGGTGTCTCCAAGAATACGGTTGAGGACAGGAACATCAAAGCCAATGCCGTTATGGAATACAAACTTATCATATCCAGAGCAGTAGTCCTTGAACCGTGTAACCTCATCTGGGTCACTGTCGAGGTGCTTGAACACATCAACTACCTTTGTGTTAACATCCTTGGCTACAACAACCCAGATGTGGGTAGCAGCTAGGCTGTCAGTCTCTATGTCCATTGCTGTTATCTTCATTGAGGTATTCCTTTCTAGCTATCTTGAGACTAGCCTTGATGTTCTTCTTGGTCAACTTACAGACACTAGCATTTTTATTCATGTTCTCTGTTGCTGTGAGTATCTGTAAGTTACCTGACCAGTGAGGCCCACCTTTGGACAAAGGCCACATGTGGTCTACATGGTGTTCAATACCTGTAGCCTCAGAGATAACTTGTCTTAACTTAAATATATCTCTTATTCTTTTCCTTTCTACCTCACAGTTACGAAGGAACTTAGGTATGGCTTTTCGTTTCCTTGCCCGTCTACGGGAATAAATCTCATTATACCTTCCCCTGTTAGCTTCTTTGTAAGCTTTTATCTTATCTTTGTTAGCTTCTCTGTAAGCTTTTTCCCTCTCAAGTATCTTCTCTTTGTTAGCTTCGTAGTAAGCTTTTCTCCTCTCAGCTATCTTCTCTTTGTTAGCTTCGTAGTAAGCTTTTATCTTATCTTTGTTAGCTTCGTTGTAAGCTTTTTTCCTCTTAGCTATCTTATCTTTGTTAGCTTCTCTGTAAGCTTTAACACTCTCAAGTATTTTCTCTTTGTTAGCTTCTCTGTAAGCTTTTATACAAGCCTTACACTGATTCTGATAACCATCCTTTTTATATTTATCACGACTAAACATATCAAGTAACTTAGTCTCCTTACATTTATTACACATCTTCATGGTGTTATCTACAAAGGTGAACTGTAGCTGCATATCATGCGAACCTATCGAACTTCTCTTTGAGGGTGAAGCTATCTGAATCAAATGATAGTGACCCTGCATGTCCTGTTGTACCAGCTGGTCTGTTCTTGGTGACCAGTAGCTTTGTAGTGTTACGATCCTCATCATCCTCAGACATCTTGTCACGTTCAAGTTTGACTACAACACTAGCCCTCTTGCCAATGGTACGACAATCTCTGATCTGTCCGTCATCATTCTCGTGGGCAATCGTAACGATACCTACATTCAACTCAGCTGACATACGAGACAGCTGCACTGACAGGGCAGACAGCCACTTCTCAATACTCTCATCTGTCTGTCTTGAGTAAGCCAAGTCTTGGATAGGTTCAAAGAATACATACTTCACACCACATGCCTGACTGAAGTAACGGATGCGGTTGAGTATCTCCATTGGGTCTTCATCCACACCGATAGTAAACTGGTAGAGGTTCTCCTTCTCAGTCAATTCTATCAAGGCTTGGTCAACCTCTTCAGCCATCTCAGCCTCGTCGATCAAGTCTTTACGTGTCAGGTTCTTACCTAGCTTGTAGGACACCAGCCCCAGCAACCCACGTGTCTTTGTCTCCTCAAGGTGACAGATAGCAATGGGACTATCTCT